AAGCGTAATTTTTTAGAAGAATGCGCTTTGAGTATTTCAACCGCTTATTCCTATATGAATGAAGATATAGTGTTTAATAAAGCGGTTAATTTATATATGACTCCAGAAACTTACTGGGAATCTTAGGAAGAAGTATTACTATTACGTACCTTTGATGCTAATTCATTAACCCATAAAAATCATAACGAAGCTTATTATAATAAAAATATTTATGGCATTTTAAAAAATATTCCTCATATGCTTACTATTTTAAAAAATAGCCATATTGACTCTACTGAATATATTTATGAATTCATGTGTGCTATATATATATTTTATTTGTCTACAAAAAATCGTTATCCACAATATTTAAATAATGCTTATAAGGATGCTCAAGAATTTTATTTATCTTATTTTAAGCCAATTAAAAATTTAAACCCTTCTTTATTTTATCATATATATTATAATTTCTTAGCGCAAGAATTACTAGATCCTTATACGCCATTAAAAGATAAATATATCGGATTTGATATTGAACAATTTTTTTTAGAATTAGAATTAAATAATTGACTTCTTATTAAAATTCTGTTATAATTATTATGTTGAAAGGGAAAAGAAAAATCCTGACGAGGACTTTGAAATGACAATAAACGGCAAGCGCGGAACACCATCGCGCCTTTTCCCTTCTTTATGCTTCCATAGCTCAACTGGCAGAGCAATCGCCTTGTAAGCGATAGGTTGTAAGTTCAATTCTTACTGGGAGCTCTACACGCCTAATCCGGGCCGTTCAAGAGTAAGCAAGGAATCCAGCTTACAGGATATTTCCCAACATACCATCATGCGTGGGTGAAATAAGAAGAGATGGCGCCCGACCCCAACCGCAGGGCGTTATAAGTGAGACACGAATCTATGGATATTGAGGCTAGCTTTATCAATATCCATAGTGTTGGGATATATATACCTCTCTAATCCAATTGGCAGAGATAGCGCGCTAAGAACGCGTCCAGTGTGAGTTCGAATCTCACGAGAGGTACGATTGTTGTTCAGCTGACAACCCAGTGGATGGATTTGACGCATCCCGTGCTACTACTGCGAGAGGGTTCACGCCTAGGCTTTGCAAGCGCACCACGGCCAATGAAGGTAGCACATTATACCCGTGTCGCCTAACTGGATTAAGGCATCGGTCTACGAAACCGAAGATTATGCGTTCAAGCCGCATCGCGGGTACTCACGCGAACAGCGTAAATTCATTTTGGAGGTACCTATAATATGAATGAACCAAGACTAAAGATTCTTCCACCCTGGGTTATTGTCATCCGCAAGTTTGAAGCACTATTCGATGGTGACCCTCAGATTGCATGTAATTGTGATTTCGGTGGCTCTACTCCCTCTATTGTACTTGCTTGCAATAATGGAGATAAGGTTGCCGCGCTATGTCAGATTCTGCCAGATGACATTTCCTTTGGAAATGTTACTCTAAAGGTAGTAGTAGATGGAGTACCAAGTAATCGTACCTTTAAGAGCAAGGTTGAGCTATTTGATACTGCTTTTAAGGGAAATCCTGTTTATGCTTATTCTGTTTGCCCTGCGGAAGAGGGATATCAGTGGATTGGCACTACTTATGTTGTATTCAACAATTGTGTAGTACAGTTCGCGGCTGATAACCTAAATGATTGCCATGGAGTAATTAGTACTCTATATGAGACAATTGCTAGTGAGCTTTTAACTGGGCCTGCAACTGAAGGTGTATTCTATAATACCAATGTAGAACGTGCAGGACTTGGAATGCCCCTTGGAGAGTAAATAATCGGCTGCTCTCTTTAAACCCATTGAATTGCTGGAAACTCCTTCGGGACAATCAGCAGCCAAGCCTTATATAAGGAAGGTTCAACGACTAGCCGCAAGGCGTACATCACAAGCGATTGGTGATGGAAGTGGTGGGTATCCAAATAGGATAAAGATATAGTCTGAACTTCTATGTAAATAGAAGATGCGTGTAATGGCGCTGGCATAAAGTAGCGATTTATGTTGAACACTTAGTTAATTGGGCCGTAATTAACAATAATTTGGGAAGCGGATGGTTAGCTACCAATACGAGATTAAGGCGCTCTCCCGCCGGCCACACTTTTATCAGGAGAGTGATAAATATGCCGTATATTTACAAGATTTCTAATGATATAAATGATAAGCTTTATATCGGAAAAACACTTTATACTATTGAAAGACGTTGGTCACAACATAAAAACAATGCTAAAACGCGTAAAGATTTAGAGCATTTACCTTTATATTCAGCCATGAATAAGTATGGTATTGAACACTTTTCTATTGAAGCAATAGAAGAAGTAAAAGATGAAAAGAAATTATCAGAACGAGAACAGTATTGGATAAAATATTATAATACATATAATTATGGTTATAACGCCTCTATTGGTGGCGATGGCTTACAATTATATGATTATGATTATATCTGGGAATTATGGGAGCAAGGTAATACTATTAAACAAATATCTGCGCTTATTCCTTGTAATGATTATGTCGTAAGAACTGTATTAGATATTCATAATGTATCTACAGAAGAGCGCAAAGAAAGAAGCGTTTATCGTCAAGATGAAGGACATGAACCTTATCGTAGAAAAGTAAATCAAATTGATATTTCCACAAATGAAATTATTCATACTTATGATTCAGTGCGTGAAGCCGCAGCTTCTATACCTTGCGATAATAGTTATCTAAGTAAGATATGTAAAGATAAAAAGATTGCTTACGGGTATCAATGGGAATATCAAGATAATAACTATGTAAAAAAGGATTTTACAGCTAAACCAGTTTGTAAGTTAGACTTAAAAACAGGCGAAGTATTAGAAGTATATCCCTCTGGCGTGGCTGCGGCGAAAGCCGTAGGCGGTGATAGTAGTTATATTAGTAAAGTATGTAGAGGAATACAAAAATCTTCCAAAGGGTTTGGTTGGAAGTTTTTAGAAGATAAAATATAAGAGGAGAACCAGGTGATAGTTGAATTAACAAATCATTGGGTTGAAATGAGTAGCCAATATGAAATTGAAGGAGTAGAAGAACATAATAATTATTTTCGATTCTACTTCGGTAAAGGTAAATGGTCAAAAGAATATCATATGCCAACATATACTTATAGAATTATACAAAAATGAATTGCGGTGGATGGCTTCGGCCTACACCTTTAGTGGGCGGATGCGTCTGCCCATTATATGCGCCATTAGCTCAGTCGGTAGAGCACAACACTTTTAATGTTGGAGTCCGGGTTTCGATTACCCGATGGCGCACTAGTATTTGACATTAAATAAAATTTATAGTATAATTATTTCAGTAAGAAGGAAAGGAGCTCTGTTATGAGAGACCCCAATCGTATTGATAAGTTTTGTGATGAACTTAAGGCAATTTGGCATCAAGTGCCGGATTGGCGTTTTGGGCAACTTATAAGTAATGTTACAAACGCTTGGAATATAGCCGCAAAGAGTGGTCATACTTTTTATGCAGAAGATGATAAGTTTTTTGAATTTATGAATAAATATATAAAAGGATTTAAAGATGAGCGTTAAAGTTGGCGATAAGGTTCGTATTATTAATATGAGTGGCGAACCCCAATATACTGGACGTGAAGGCATTGTAGAATATATTGATGATGCTGGACAGATTCATGGAAGTTGGGGCGGATGTGCTTTGATTCCCGGTGAAGATGTTTGGGAGATTATCAATGGATAAATATGAAGAAGCCAAACAGCAACTAATTGCTGAACATGTGCGATGCGAGGGCACAAAAGAACTATCAGACGCAGAAAAATATGTTCTATGGTTTATTGACCAAGAGAAAAAACTCGCACAAGAATGTAAAAATAACTAATCCACCTGACATGGCTGTGACTACAAGGCGCGGAAAGGTGGCGGCAATCTCTAGCCCGGGCAAGTTGAAATGATATATACTCTTGGGATGAAAAGCCTTAATGATGCGAAGATAGAGATATCACGTGAGATTACATATATGTGTGTAGTCGTGCTGGCCCCGTGGTGCGTAACAATTAGTAGTAGGACACGGGGTTTTATCGGGCATTGGCACAATCGGTTAGCGCGCAGAGCTGATAACTCTGAGGTTCCTGGTTCGATTCCAGGATGCCCGACCACCTAGAAGCGACACTAGGCAAACCTCGTGTGGTGAGCGAGCCATTAACACACAGTTCACCAGCCGTTCCGGACGGCCACCGCAGCTATGCGACAAATAGCCACGTGAAGGTTGATGGTGTAATGGTAGCATAGCGGTCTCCAAAACCGTTGGTCTAGGTTCGAGTCCTAGTCGACCTGCTTAAAGACTCGTCAGCAACATTTTTCAAGCATCTGACTGATAATCTGATTGGCTACATAACGAGTCTTGTTTTTATGCCCGTGTAACAGAATAGGTATATGTGACTGGCTCAAACCCAGTATTTTGGAGGTTCGACCCCTCTCACGGGTACTTAGCCCAATATAAACCGCTTACCCATGAATAGTCTAACTTAGTAGAGGTAATTATGAGAATTATTAAAGCTGCAAGAAAAACTGATGAATATATTACAACTTGTAATAATTGTGGTTCAATATTAGGTATAAAGCGTAATGATTTATCAAATAATGCTATGATAGATGATAATAAATGTAATGAATGGACTTATTATTGTGGAGTGTGCCAATGTTGTAATCACTTAAAGGGCTCGCTACACACACTATTCCCATGGACTATGGAGGAAGTAAATGAAGTACAAAGTAATAACTCTGTGCGGGTCAACACGCTTTAAAGAAGATTTTGAACGTATTAACCGAGAGCTTACACTTTAGGGTAATATCGTTATTAGTGTTGGATGTTTCGGCCATGCTGGAGATTCATTTACAGATGAACAGAAAGAAATGCTCGATGATATCCACAAGCGCAAGATTGATATGGCTGATGAAATCTTCGTGATAAATAAAGGTAAGTATATTGGCGCGAGCACGCGTAGTGAAATTGAATATGCGATTTTACATGATAAACCAGTGAAATATATGGAGTGATATTATGGCTTTAGAAGGTAAAGATGGAGCAAATTATGTACGAATGTAGAAAGGACATAGTATTATAAAACATATATTGTTATGTTTTATTGGAATTGGTTTTTTTACTATTCCCTATTATACTATTAGTAAAAACCATTATTGGCATCTGTAATGTACATAGTGTGATTATATCAGATGGAGTTGATGCATATGAGAAATCGTGCAGAAAAACGTCATAATGATTGGAAGAAAGCCATTCGTAAACGTCGTATTGATAGGGATACACAGATATTTGATACTAGTAGTGATTGGTATGACAACTTACACCAATATAGTAAGAATAAGATAAGATGTGGGCGCGGTTTGCGTAGTCGTTATCATAAGACCAATAATAAAGGGCGCAGGAGATATATTCCTAAGAATTATGCGCCTTCTAAAAATTGGCAACCTACTGATAGACGTAGAATTGAAGAAATGAATGACCAAATACTTGACAATGAATAGGAATTCTGATATAATTATTATAGAAAGAGAGGGAAAAGAGTAGTGACAGCTCATGAAGTAGAATGGTTTATTAATCATAAGTACGGTGAGCAAGCATACGTTGTAGAAACCGAAAAGCAAATATTTATATTTACGGCCAAATCAAAATGGATAGTGCAAAAAACAGATTATAATCGCTTTCGGTTCTACACCCTCTTTCATTCCAATAATATTCGCGGGTCTGGATATCATGTGCAAATGAGAGGTAAACATATAGATTATCTCATCTATTGCGCGATTATGCATGATAATGGATTAGAGCAGGATTGGAATGAGTTTTATAAGCAATGGGAATTATATTGCTTAGGTAGAGAAATTGAAGAACGCGCTGCACAGTTTTCCTGGCTTAGCGCGTAATAACGAGGATGTAGTGTAACGGTAACACGGGTCGCTTGGGACGACCAGTAGCAGTTCGACTCTGACATCTTCGACTTATAGGCCATTACAGCAATCATATATAAATGGATAAAAGAAATGTCTGCAAAACATTACTGAGAAGGTCCGAGTCCTTCAAATTTAATGGCCTAGTAATTTAAAAGACTCCTCAGCAACAGTGTATACTTTATTCGCCATTAATTGAATGAATAGCTCAGTTGGTAGAGCGTCCGCGTGAAAAGCGGAAGGTCGTGGGTTCAAGTCCCAATATTACGGAGTCTAGTTTTTTGAATACATTACGCAAATACGTGTGTAGATTGCCGCGTTGGGAACCTCATGGTGGAAGAGCCCTATTTGAAAGAGGCCGAGTAGTATCCGCAACTCTTCCGCGGCGTTTTATTTGTTAATAATAAATGAAAGGAATAAATAAAATGAAAGTTGATCCTCGTTCTATTACTGATGGTTGGCGCTATGCTCATGGGTATTATAGTAAGCATAGCGGTGGCGCCATGTGCAAAGAAGGCAGACTGTGTCAAGATGGTAATGCAACTATTGTAAGTTGTCGTATTAAAGGACTTTATGCTGACTGTGAATACTGTGAACATAATGATGATTATGCTATGTTTGTAGATAAAGATGAATATTTACATAAGAAATAACATTATAGTAGAATATTCTTTCGCGGCGTTTTTCTTATTGGAGGTATTATGGAAGATAAATTAAAAGAAGTCTATAATTGTTTAAAAATAATGGATATGTTATTATATAAATATGCATATAAACCACAAACAGTTGCTGCCTTTAAATCTACTAAAGAGATGGCAAGCTATTTTAGGCAATTCCTTCAAGTAATTCTTCCAGAAGAATATAGATATGATAAAGAGGAGAATTGTGAATGAAAAGTATTGTTGTTCATAATAAACAGTTTCCCGATGTAATTCATCTTATTCCGGTAGATAATATTGCAGGAGTAACAGAAAGTAAATTAAATGATGATACAACCTATACAGAAATTCATTTTAAACACGCAGTTAATGGTAATTTAACAATTTCTATTCAAGAAACATTAGCTGATGTAGGAAATTTTATGAGAGATAAATGACACTATGGCCGAGTCGGTAAGGCGCTGACCTGCTAAGTCAAGGCCACTTGTAAAAGGGTGCCGAGGTTCGAATCCTCGTAGTGTCGCTAATGCGGTGGCGGAATAGACGTAGACGCTTAATCGCACGACTGTAAGCGGCATCGGAGAGATCACAGAAGATGTATGCCGTATGTAAGGTGCAAATCCTTACCCGCATTTATAGTCCCTTAGCGTAATGGTAGCGCAACGGACTTTGACTCCGTATGTGTTGGTCCGATTCCAACAGGGACTGCTTTTAAGGAGGCTATATGAGACAAGTGATAATTGCGCGAAAAGACTTAAATATGAGTCCAGGAAAACTTGCATCGCAGGTTGCACATGCTAGTATGGCTTTTATTAGTAATAAAATTCGTAAAAATACGAATCTAATAGATTGCTCTGCTGAATTAGGTAAATCAGATTTAAAATATATGGCTTATTTTCCAATTGATTTACAAGAATGGCGTGAATGGTGGAACGGTGTTTTTACAAAAACTGTATGTGAAGCAAAAAATCTTAAACAACTTCTAAAAGCAAAAACCATTGCAGAAGAACTTGGGATGAAGGAGGGAGAAGATTTCTTCCTTATATGGGATGCTTGTTTAACTGAACTTCAGCCGGAGAAATACGATGAAGATGGTACTGGCCGTACACTAACATGTATTGGCTTTCGCCCATTAGATGATGAAACAGCTTGGAAAATTTCAAAAAAATTTCAGCTTTATAAGTAATTTAATATTTGACTTTTGTAGAATTTCTGTTATAATAATTATGTTGAAAGAAACAAAAGACAATTAAATAGAGGATACTCAATTCAGTAAATACGAACCCAGTGAAGAGGTACTAACCATACTGCTGGGGACGCTCAGATAACTGCCAACATGATATAAACGATAGTTTATAAGACACTGGCCGCTCAAGAGGTAACGAATGAGCGATAAAACCAAAGGTAAAAGTTAAGAGTGGGCGCCTTTATATTTGCTATAAAAAGTCCGTTTCCTTACCGTAACATAATAGACAGACAAGCGTTAAAAGCGTAGTCCGAATCCAGATAAGGTATAAGTTGGTACCTTATGCAAACTCTGGAAACACCACCAAGTTATGAATGTCGTTGTTGAAGGAGAGAAATCTCCTATAAGTAAGGTTTCGCGGGAGTAGTAGCCCAAATCAACGAAGAAGGAACATAATAAATAGAATATTTATTAACAGTTCTGAATGGTTTGTGCGGCATAAGCCGTGGGTGAGGCTTGCAGGTAGTCATTCCTGCTGTGTTTAGGCGCGAAAGCGCGGGTCAAAGAAGTTATAGGGTAGCTCCCTATGGCTCAGACTTTGGTTCACACATGACTGAAAATTATAGAAGAATGTAAAGGTATGGCGAAGGCTGCGATATTTATTGAATTGAGTATCTTTTATTTTAGGAGATTTATATGAATAAAGATGAAACTCCCATTTATGAAATTTATGTAATGAGTGAACCGTGGCATCTAGATGAAAAGAATTTTCCCACATGTGGTATTAGAGATCGTGTAGGTTTTTATTATGAAAAAGAAGTAGCTATTCGCGCGGTCGAAGAAAATTGGTGTGATTTACAAGACCATTATGCTCAGGCTGCGGAGATTTGCATGGTAAAACCAGGACTATATTCAAGTCCTGCTTATAAAGAATATTGGTATTATCTTTGGAATCAAAAAGAAGAACGGTTTGAAGCCGCGCGAAAACCTAAGTTTGAAGGATGGGATTATTAAGTGAAAATATATACATCATATTGGGCACAGGTGAAGAAATTTCCTACTAACCTTATTGGCCTAAATACAACTGTTTGGCCGCCACGCTATCGACCACTTGGCTATGATGATAATGGCGTGCTTGTTTTAAATTGTAAGCCAGTAGTGCCTGGAAAATCATGCAATTATCTATGTCGTGGCGTGTGTGAACCACCACATCCGCAAGATTGTGCTTTTCTTCAGGCTTATCAAGCGCAGCTTGATAAGATTGATTTTAATGAATTTTATTCCTATATGGAAGAACTTAGTAAGAAATACAATGGTGCAGATTTTGCCTTCATTGTCTTCGAGCCACCTACTCGCGCATGTAGTGAACGTGGCGTAATTCAAAAATGGTTTCGCGTGCATGATATCGAATGTGAAGAATGGCAACCTAATATTTGACTTTATTTAAATTTTCTGATATAATATAATTACAGAAAGGGGAGTAAGTAATGTTTTATAAGTATAAGGTTGGTTGGTATAATTCTTATGATGATAAGGAAGAATATAGTGAAGGTATCGTATGTGCGAATAGTTATGATTCTGCCGCAGAACGTGTAACTTATTCATATGGTAAAGATAATATTTTTGATATGTATCTGAAAGAAATTGTTGCTGAAGATGACGATGATTATTGTCTTTCTAAGGAAGATATTGATTATGCTTTCAATGAAAATGGCTAATAATAATGCGCTCGATGGGAGCAGGCGCATTAAAAATATGTAACCATCTCTTGTAAGTAGAGGATAGGAAGTATGAATCCAGCTATATGAGATGAGACCTAAAGCCCATGGCTCTAATGGACTATGCGTGAATGGGAAACTGTCAAAATATCGAAGTTTATTTCTTTTCAGCCTTCTTCGAGGCACAACCGCCCTAAAAAGAGCCTGAAACGCTAGGCATTTGGTAACCCCATACGAAGATAGGAGGCCCACCGGAGACGTGTCCGTGTAATCCGCCATTAAGAGCGGTGTAGGTCGCTATAGCACGCTATAGTGTAAAAGAACCTTACGGATTAAGGTGAGGGACCAGGGTAAAAGGCACATAGGTGACAGCTAGTAACTCCTTTGACTTAATGTGTATACCCGAAGCACCGTAATAGCTGAAAGGTCGCAGGCATGTGGAAGTATGGAAAGACACTCAGGTTAGATGCATCCGGCAGAATTGGGTTTGAGAGTGTCATCGAGTACGCGGCCAGCTCGTTAAATCGGCCTCAGAGGTGCCAGTCACTCTGTATAATAACGACTGTGTATCATAGGTGTGATGGCGGCGGCACCTAAAATCGCCACCGTGCGGCGCCAGTGGGATAATGCTTTTAAGCAAAAGTCGCCCCTTAAGACTGGCAGTTTACTTCGGGACAGCTATTGCTGTCCCATTTTTTTATTTGACTTTTTATTAAAATTAATGTATAATTTTTATGTAAGAAAGAGAGGAATAAAAGATGAATCTTGATATTTATACTGAAGAAATGAGTAAATCTGCATGGGATAAAGCGTTCTTTATGGATAAAATTCCCGGCGCAAAACTTGTTATTGATTTTGGTTGTGCTGATGGCGCAATGATTAGAATGCTTGCACCACTTTTTCCCAACACTACTTTCTATGGCTATGATATTAATGATGATTTAATCGTTGAAGCTTGGCGCAAGTTAGAGTCTCCCGCGGATAAGAATACCTTCTTCTTTCATAAAGAGCAAAGCTATCCTGACAATCATGATGGCTTTGAAGATATGATTGCTATGGCAACACAGTATTATAAGCCCGATGAAATTTGTATCAACTTTTCATCGGTGTTGCATGAAGTTTTCTCTTCAAGCCCTAGCGGTAAAGAAACTATTCGGCGTCTTGTTGAAGAATTGCAGCCAAAATATATTACCATTCGAGATATGTATTGGCACGCGGACTCTGGTGTAAATACGCTACGTTACTCAGAAGACCAGATTCGCGCGCAGGTAGAAGAAAAATATCTCAATGATTATGAAGCTACTTTTGATTTTATGCACTCTCCTCAATCTATTACCCATTTCCTTATGAAATATCAGTGGAAAGATAATGGATGGGAAGATGAAATGAAAGAAAATTATTTTTCCTATACTATGGAAGATTTCCTTAGTACTATGTGCCGATGGCAGTACACTGTTGTATTTGAATCTCATTACCAACTTCCTTATCTTACAGAGAAATGGAAGAAGGAATATGGCTTCTTTGTACCTGAAGCACATACTCATGCACAGTTTATTCTTAGGAGGTATGACTAATGCCGACTTTATATATCCTTTGTGGCCCATCTGGTAGTGGTAAATCCACTTGGGCTTCAGATTTTATTGACAAACATAATGAAGTATGGTATGTCTCACGCGATGATATTCGCCTTGATTTGCTCTCTGATGGAGAAGATTACTTTTCGCATGAAAAAGAAGTATTTAAAACATTTGCAGGAATATTATATGTTCTTTTATCAGGTGGTAAAGATGTTATTGCCGATGCAACCCATCTTAATATGTTTTCACGCCGTAAACTAATTCAAGCTATTGATATGCGTGGATATAATGAATATGAAATCGTATTTGTTGTATTCAATACTGATGTTGAAACCTGCGTCGAACGCAACAAAGCGCGCGAAGGGCGCCGCAATGTACCCGAAACTGTTATCCGTAATATGTGTAGAGATTTCGTGCCGCCTTCTCTTGATGAAGATGAGCGCGCGAAGGAAGTGATTGAAGTATGAGTGAGATTTTCCTTACTAGTGATACCCACTTTGGGCACCAGCCCGAGTTCCTTTGGAAACCCAGAGGTTTTTCTTCTGTAGAAGAAATGGATGAAACTATTATTGAAAATTGGAATAAAGTAGTTAAGCCAAATGATATTGTATATCATCTTGGAGATACTATGCTCAATGATAATACACATGGGCTTGAGTGCTTTAAGCGGCTAAATGGGCAGATTTTTCTTATTTACGGGAACCACGATAGCGATGCTAGAAAAAACTTGCTTTTCACTGAACTTTCTGGTAAGATGCTCGGCGGCTGGTATGCTTGGCTTATCAAGTACGGTAAACTTTCCATTTACATGAGCCACTATCCTACGCTGACAGCAAACTATGATGAAAAACATTTTTCACAGCATGTACTTTCATTACATGGACATACGCATCAGAGAACTAACTGGCTTGACCCGAAAAATCCCTTTCTCTATCATGTTGGCCTAGATTCTCACAATAATACTCCTGTCCATATTGACGAAGTAATTACAGATATTCGTCAGCGTTGGGAAGAAATTGGACGTCTACCAGTACCGGTTCAGCCGCAAGATACTTATCCATATGGAGGGCTTATAAATGAAAGTTGAATATGAACCTGGTGAAGTAAGTTATAGGCCAGTATATATTTCTGTAGATGGTACTCGTCATTATCGTAAAGTTGATGCGATTAGACATGACGCTGTAAGTTTAGCTGGAACCCGCTATATAGAACAAGAAAGCTTAGAACTACCCGATGATGAGACATATATGGTAGTATCGCATATTACATGCCAAGAAGATTGGGATTACTTGTATTATACCGAATGGGAACAAAATATCTCATATGGAGCAGAATATACAGGTCCAGGATGGTATGGTTCTATTAAGCATGATGGCGGTGATTATGCTGATTATTATGAAATTATAAAAATTGATTCTAACTATTTTAAGAAATATGAAGATTATATTAAGAAACTTAAACATTTGACTTTATCTAAATCTATGGTATAATATATGTATGATGATGAAAAATGTCTAATCGGTTCTCCATGTGAGAATTGTATTGAAACTTGTAGTTTTAGAAAGACCTTCCGCCTTGACAAAGGCGCAGATGAAAAGGAGAATAAAAATGAACGAACTGCTAAAGAATCTAAAGGAACGTGAAAATGTAACTTATACTGCTAATGGCGCGAAAGCATATCATTCTACTATGTCAAAGGTATATGACCTTTTCGCGCAAGGTGGAGCTATGCGCGGCGCATCTGATAGTGATTGTGCTACTCTATTCGCGGCCGCCTACAAGGAAGACCCTTCTCTGGCCCTAAAGTGCCTATTCTGGCTTCGTGATATTCGTGGTGGCCAGGGCGAAAGGCGCTTTTTCCGTGTCTGTCTACAGTGGCTAGCAATGAATCATAAAGATGAGACATGCCATCTAATTCCGCTTGTGTCTGAATATGGACGTTATGATGACCTATTCGAGCTATTTAATACTCCATGTGAGCCTGAAATGCTTGGATATATTAAGTATGTAATTGATAAGAATGAAGACCACCTTGTATATAAGTGGATGCCTTCTATCAATACGTCTTCTAAGAATACTCAGGCTCGCGGACGTAAGATTGCATATGAATTTGGAATGACCGAACGTGAGTATCGTAAGATGCTTTCTGAAGGACGTAAGGCTTGTAATCTTGTTGAAACCCTAATGAGTCAGAACCGTTGGGATGAAATTGCTTTTAA